TGTGCGTTTAAAACTAAGCTTTCTATATCTTCTGACTTTCTAATCCAAGTCATAAAAGCTTCTCTTCCTATAGGAAACTCATCATAAAGTTCCATTTGGGTTAATGTGTATTCACCACTAGCTATCTTATTAGCTATTTGTTTAGCGACATCATAATTTATATCAAACTTTGAACCAACACCTGATTCAAGTTTAATTTGACGTACTCTTTCTATTGTTATTCCCCATTCATCAGCCCAGTAAGATAGTTTTTTGTTAGGGTATGATAAAAATAATTTTTTAGCTTCTTCTGGTGATGGTGCTTTTCTTGCAGGCATAATACCTACATTATAGTATTAAATAAAAAATGTTTTCTTATATTTACCTAACATTGCTAAATCTGCACCAGATAAAACAGATACAGAGTTCATAGCTAAGTTACCTACATAATTAATTTGATAGTCTCCTACAGATTCAGAGTCTGTAGCAATAAAGTTAGACACTTGATTAGCTGAAGGTTTTTGTGCAACAATTTCATCAGGTTCTTGTTGAGCAGATAAAACTAATGCAGATTCTAATAATCTAGCTGAAGCTCTAGCAGTTACCACTCTAAAGTTATTAGGTAGAGCAGGACCTACGCCACCTCCTGTGTTATATCCAGCTGTATATGTAACACTGACATTATCAGGATAAGCAAAAGACCAACGAGAACCTATTCTTCTTATTCTTCCGTTTGAATACCATAAGAAATCTTCTTGATTGCCGTAAGTAAGTGTTGTTCCGTCTTCTACTACTGAAGTAACAGAGTTTACAGGTCTTTCGTCTAAGAAATATTCTCTGGTCTGATTTCCTGAAAATGTATCAGTGTAAGTTCCATAATCTACTGTATAACCTACATATTCTCTAATAGCATCTTCGACTAAAGGAATTAATTCATTAGTTAGATGATTTTCTAAATCTGATGAAAAGTCTATAAGAGCAAATGCTTCTGCATCTGCAGCTGTACAGAAAGCCATAAGTTAGACCTCCTGAGTTACTTGTCTTCTACTTTAGCTTTGACGGCTTTATTTTCAGCAGGTTTTTGAGCTTTAACTTCAGCTTTTTCTTCAACCTTTTCAGCTTCTACTTTTTTAGCAGGAGCTGCTTTTTTAGGTTTATCAAGAGCACCTTGCTCTTTAAGCCATTCAGTTGGATACTCTTTACCAGCTTTAGCAATCAAATCAGCTTGAGATGATGGTAAATCTGCTGGAACACCTTTCCAAATTTTTCCGTCAGGTAATTTATAAACGTTGGTATCTAATATTGTATACATAATGCTATCCTAACCTATCTTCTAGTTTTTTTTGGTTTTTTACTTGTACTGCGTTTTTTTGGTTTGTTATAACCCATTATCGTCTTCTCCTAGGTCTACGAACTCGGCCACCACGCTTCATCTTTTTAGGACGAACCCGTCCACCCATCCTGTATGATTTTGGTCTGCCTCTAGGCATTACTCCTCTTCTTCCATGGCAACTTCCATAGTTGCTTTGATTTTAAATCTTTGTAAAATTTTTTCAGAATCTTCAAAAAACTTTTCGTCTCTTTCTATATATCCAAATGATGTTAAATTGGAATTCATTTTATTTCTCCTCTTATGGTTATAAGGGCGAATACAAATCCGCCCTTATAAACCGTCAGTACTATACGTTAGTAATAGTACAGAATGCTGTTGGGCGATAAATCGCAAAACCAAGACGCATAGTTAATCTAATTGCCAATTGGTTCTTTGCGAAGAAATCGCTATGGCTGTCGGAAACAGCTAGGTCAACGCCTTCTCTCATAATTACTTGAGCTGCGTCGCCACCGCCGAACTTACCTACAAGCATTGTGCCTTCAGCAATAACTGTTGAAGGAACTACCCTTAGACCCCAAATTCTTGGAGCAGCATCAGCACCGAATCCGCCAGCAACGACGAACAATGGGTTCTTAGAACCACTTGTGTCAACGTCAGTTACTGATGTAACGATTTGATACCAGTCTGATGGGTGCATTACAATTGCATCAGGTTCAACGAAAGCGTCTTTTCTGATTTCTGTAATTGCTTGATAAATTTGTCCAAGCTTTCCTAATTCTCCAGCGTATGGTAAAGCGTAATCAAATGTATTGATTCCGGATTTTTGTAATACACCAGTTAAATTAGGAGCTGTACCATTACCATTAATTAATTGGTTGTCCATATTCAACTTCATCATTGTTGATAAACGTGAGTTGACATATCCTTGGATACCAGCAACATCAGCTAACAATTCGTCAGTTACAGGCAAGAATGTAGCCATCTTTCTGATGGATTCTGTTCTTTCTGTAAATGCAAGTGCTGATTCTAATGAAGAGGAGATGTCTCCTGATTCTGCAATAGAACCTGCATTGTTAGTAAAAGTTGTCTCTTCTAAGTAAACATAAGCATTTTGTGATGTTTGAATTTGGTCAAACAATCCAATAACGCTATCTGGATTACGAAGAGCGGTCTCTAGGATTCCAGGAGCTCTTAGGCTCTCTGGTGGATAACCAGTGGTATTTAAAGTTGTTTTAAACTCTGCTTGAGAATCAACACCTTTAACTCCTTTTTCCACATATGCTTTGTATGCATCAGTGCTAGCAAATTGTTCCCCAATTGTTTGTGGACCTTTTTGCTCTGGCATAGCATTAGGAATAGAGTTAACTGGTGTGTTATCTTCTACTTCGAGAGCTTTCTCGTTTTTAGCTTTTGCTTCTTCGATTTTTAAATCATCAACAAGTCCAGCTAGTTCATCGTTGAGACCTTTGATTTTCTCTTTGGCCTCAGGAGTGTACTTGCCGTCTTCTTGTGAATCAAAAGCAGCTTTTAGCTCTTCACGAGATTTTGCAATTTGCTCTTTGAGCTCATTAACATTACTCACTGTATATATCTCCTATATATTGTCTTCTACTTCTAATTCAGCATCCAAAGACTCAGCAATATTTTGCTGTGCCTCTAACCATAAAGCTTCAGCCTCTTCATCAACGGAATCAGTGTTATCTTCAGCTTGGACTGGTTCAACCTCTGGGTTGGATTCAACCTCGACTTCTTCGACTACAGGTTCCTCTGTGTCGACGTCTTCAATTTCCTCAACTGATTGTTCTTCTTCTACGTCAACGCTATCCTCAACAACTACATCTTCAGTGTCACCTACATTATCGATAAATTGGTCTATTTCAACCCAAGCATCTTGTAGGTCATCCTGAACTGCACGTAGTGCTTCAGTGGCTTTTTCGCCTAATTTCCTTCCATCTTTGGCACGCAACATCGCTATGGCGGTAGCTCGTACCATCAAGTCGTTTAATGCAGCAAGCACATCTTTGACTTGTTCCGAGAAAGATTTAGAACCTTCCTCTGAAATCTCTTCTTTAACTTCTTCGACAGATTCTGATAATTCCTTCAAGTATTTTTCTGGATTATCAATCATATCTTGACAGTTAGAGCATTTGACATCATCTGTGTCATCACCAGCTTCATCTTCTGGTTCTTGTTCAAAGAATGTAGAGTTACCAAGAACACCTTTTTGGTCTTCTTCAACTCCTGTCAATTCTTCTAATAGTTCTGTGTTTGATTTAATCGCCATTGTGTATGTATCTTGATTAGCTCCAACAAGAACTGGTGAAACTTCATAAACTGTGAGGTCTTTAAGAAATCTAGCGTCTTTTTCATCGTCGCCAAACTGTCCCCTCTCTGAGTCATTCACTCTATAACCGAATGACCATTGTTGCATGTCACCCATGTTTTTAACTATTTTATAAGCCTCTTTGCCAGATTCAGTATCCATAAAGAACTCACCATTAAATGTGGCTTTATCGCCATCTGAAGTGATTTGTCCTTTGCCAATTGGCATATCCCATTTGTGAGCCCATACCATTGGAACGTCACCTGATTTGAAGCCTGATTTAATAGCACCAGGTACTACAACATCTCCATCGGAATCTAAATTGTTGAACACTGAAAATACAGCAGAAACTTTACCTTCTGAGTCCGTTTTGAACTCGAGGTCAATATTCTTAACTTCTTTTTCAGACATTACCTATTCTCCTGTTAACAGTATTTAGGTACGCTATATAGAAATTATTACAGATTATTTTAAAATGTGTGTTATTTGATAGGTTTTATAACTTTTAGTTTTGATATAGGCATAGTCACTTTTCTATCTGTTTTTTTGTGACTCCCGTCTTCCATTATTGCATAAACTTGCATTGTTGCTTCTTTCTTTTCACTATTAACAGAAGTAACAATTCCATGGACTGTTGATGGTGGGTCTGGGTCTTTATTAATAGACCAACTTACAGATTGTCCTACTCTAACAGAACTTGCTTTTTCTTCAATATCTCCAGATTTTTTAGAACTTAATGGATGATTGCTAGGTAATAAATCTTGGTCATATGGTTTTCTTTTAAATCTACCAGTTCTTAATGCGTGTAAGAAACCGTTAACTCTTGCCAATCCCCACTGGTCAGCTCCTGTTACATTTCCTCTAACTGAACCAGGGTTAGTGCGATAAGCACCTACACCTCTGTTAAAGACAGATGTTAATGTTCTAAGGTTGGCTCTATACTTTGGATTTTTAGCATTGTGGTCTTTTACTTTTTCAACTAAAGCTTTTCTTACTCTAGATGAAACTGCTTTTGTCTCAGCTAATTTTTCTTCATAAATTTCATCAGCCATATTTTCAGCAGCTTTTCTTCTAGCTCTAACAACTTTCTTTTGGTCATTAACTATTTTCTTCATTGCAGAAACGCCAATGTTGGAAACACCGCCCCATTTAATATTTGCAATAGTTCCATTAAGTCTGTTATTACCTTGATGTCTTCCCATATAACGTTCTCTTCTTCTGACCCAGTTAAGAACTGATTCACTTCTATCACCAGATTTATATTTAGTCCAGTTTCTAAAAGCATCATTACCCGTAAATGATGTAGGAGGATTACCACCGTTACCAGCTCTTCTCCAAATCTCAGGCCAATTTTCTTTTAGGTCTCTTGCATATCCGTATGGAAATTGTTTATATTTTGAATTTGATATTGAAACTTGTTTGTCATCTCCTGGACTAGGAAAGTTAGTTCTATCTTTTTTAGGTTTTTCTTTCTTAATATTTTCTGGCTCTATACTAAATTGTGATTCCATAATAACTTCTGCTTCTTCTAAGCTAACTTTAAGTTCTTCCATTATATCAACTAGATAAGATTTTTTTGACCTTTCTAACTGCTCATGTGTAGCACAAGGCATATAGTAAGTTGTTCCTCTTACATCGTGCTCATGATATCCAGAACATCCCATTTCTTCTGCTCTTCTTTCAGCAGCTTCAATTGTGTCATACATAAACATATTGCTAGAAGTATTTCTATCTGGGTGTGCAGATTTTATTAACTTATCGTAGTCTTCGTCATTTTTGCAAGGCATATAAAACTTACCTGCTGGTCCTCTGTCAACAATATGATATCCATCACAACCTAATTCTTTTGCTCTTGCTGTAGCTTCTTCAGGAGTAGTATAAGTATCAGCCATTACTGGTGCTGCAGCTTTTTTACCTAAGTAAGCTTCTGCTTCTTTTTCTGTATCAAAACATTTAATAACTTTTCCTGTGTCATGACTTATTACACAGTATGCACCATTAGGCATCTTAGCAATATACTTTTCTTCATTACGAGGTTCTTCAGTTTGTTGTATTCTGTCTGCTCTTGGAGATTCAGCTGGAACTGCTGTTAAATTTAAAATATCTTTTACTTCAGGTAATTCAGATAAGCCAGCTGCTTGTAAAGGTTGACCCTCTTGTTCAGCTTGTGCTTGTTGTCTGTTTGCTTCAGGCATATCATTTAATATTGCATTACCATCAGCATCTACTTGAATCATGTTTAATGGTCTTAGATATACAGCATGTCTTTCGTCAACATCCAAACCTACAACTTGTCTAGCTTCTCCGATTGTTATCCAACCACCAGATACACCCATGTTTACTCTCTTGTAAAGATTGTCTACATCAGTTTGTAAAGCTCTAACAGACTGTATATCATAATCACACATTTTTCCGTTATCACCAAAATCAGGTATAAGTAATTGATGAGTTAATTCGTTAGCAACTGTTCTCCACATTGGTACTAGTTTTTGCTCTGTAAAAAATTCTTTAAGTTCTTTTGTATTATTGTAGGTCGCTGAATTCAATCCAGCCCCGAGGCCGGCGAGTATAGCGGGCACTCCTAAAACCGCAGATACTCTTTCTTCTGGTATTCTTCTTAGTTCTGCTAATTTCATTTGGTCTGGTGTAAAAGAAACTACTTCAACATTCATTGCACCAGATAAAACCATAGGAGCACCTCTGTTGGCTCCTCCAAACTTTTCTTTGTACATTGCAGAGATAGCTTCTGCTTCTTCTTTAGTAGGACCACCATAACCATCACTTCTAGGTGTAAGAACTACACCCGGTACAGCCATATTGTTCAATAGAGCAGTTGTGAACTGTCCAGCTGATTCGTCACCTAAGATTTCTCTTAGTACTGATTTAAGTGGTGCGTGTCCTCTTCTGTGGTCATTAGGGTCAATTCCTTGTCGGATATGTACCATATCTTTAACATCTATTTTTACAAATTCACCTTTTCCATATGTGTAGTATTCATAATGAGTAATTAATTGTTGTTCATTTCCTCTTACTTCTACAAGATGGGGCATTAAAGGAATAAGTTCTACAACTTTACCCTGTTTATTTCTGTTTTTATAAAGAAATGAGTCTCCATTTGTATTTAAAGCTAAAACAATATAGTGAGACAGTAAGTTATGAGACATAAATGGATTAGGTCTTCTAAGAAGTTCTGCTAATGGGTGAGAATAATCTACTTCTCTATCACCAAATGTTTGGTCTCTTTTTACTACTTGAAGTTGAGGTTCAGCGAATGAGGTAGCTAAAACATTGAGACATGCTGTTACAGCTGAGTTACCAGAACCATCTCCTATTTCTTTTAGTTTGTCTGCTTCCCAAAAACCTGATGTGGTATTATAACCATAAATTGAGGCATCATTGCCAAATAACTGATTGTAATTTGATTGTACTTTACTTTCGTTACGTCTTGAAGGCGTAATAAAATCTAAAGCTTTTTGTAATCTGCTCTTTTCTTCCAAAATATATTCCCAGTATTAAAAAGCTTCCCAACTTCTTCTTTGCTGCAAAGTTGAGGCAGCTAGTCCCAGTGCGTCCACCATGTCGTCATTTTTGCCGACAGGGAACGTTAACAGCTCTCTTTCTAAGTCTGCTAACCAAGGTGCGTCTTTTCTAAACAAGATGTCACCTGCCTCCATCCTAGCTGATAGCGGTAAACTTTTGGTTATTTTATCTTTTTCTGCTCTTATTTCTCTAACTCTTAAACCAGACCTTCCAGCTTCTTGAATGAATGGTTTTGATAGACCTTGATTTTCAATACAGATATGAGACCAGTTATTTTGGCTTGCTAATCTTTTAGCTTCAGGAATAATATCAGGAGATTCCATTTTTCTCCTTACTACATCTTCTACATAAAGTTTTCCGTTTGCTTGAGCAAAACTAATTATTACTGTGTAGTCACTTCTTTCTTCAGTAGTTACAGCAACGTCTAATGTTCCAAAGTGTTGCATATCTCTTGGTGCAAAGTTATTACCACCACCTACGTAGTTACCATTAGGCATAACATCATAATAGGAAAACCATTCCTGCTTGAATAAACCTTGACCTGCTTCAATAAACTCTGCCATGTACTCTTGAGCAAAAACAATAGAACCAACTTCTTCTTTGGCTGCTTCAACTTCTTCTGGGTCAATATTTGGATTGTCTACAGTTGAATAATGAAATCTTTCCCAATCTTCTCTTTCTTCTGCGTTTTGCCATAAATCATAAAACCAATTACCAATACCAAGGGGAGTAGAAATAAATAAAGCAGAACCTTTTCTTTCAGTTAATGTAGGACGTAGTACTTCTTGCCAGACTTCAGGTTTTACGAAAGCTGCCTCATCAATAACGATAAAGTCTAAACCTTCACCTCTTAATCTTTGCGGATTATCAGCAGACTTACAAGCAATAAAACCACCATTAGGAAACTGTACTTCCATATTGGCGATTGAAATTTTTGGTTCAATTTCTTTAGGAAAGGAAAGTGCTGCAGCTTCTAACGCCCTCCAACCAACACGAGCAATAGCAAAAGTAGGAGCAACCCACCAAGCTCTACCGCCTGCCAAGGCAGTTTCGATGCATAATTGAACACCGAGTCTAGTTTTACCAAACCTGCGACCAGCACAAAGAATCTTCCACCTTGCTTCACTATCTGCAACAGCTCTCTGCGCATCATGTAATCCAGGAAGTTTCGGCGCATATTTAGCCATTCTCTAACTTTGACTTATTTTTACGAAGAAGTTCAATATTTTTTTCTATTTGCATAACTTGTTGTCTCCAAACCATATGCTGTTGTTCATCTTGAAGTCTAGAGGGTTCTACTAAAGACAAGCTAAAGTGTTGTCCCTCCATTTGTTTTAATTGATTTGTGATAATTGTAATTTTATCTTCTTCTGAAATGTGTTCGTAATCCATATACTCCTACCATCTGTATTTTGTCTTTTTTGCTTTTTCAACCTGAGCAAAACTTTTTTCACTTAATGTTGAAGGGTCTTGTGTAAATTCTACATCCATAGGAGTCTCAAATGTGACATTTTTTGAAATTTGTCTTTTGCAAATAAAAGAATCTTTAGGACACAAAATTTCTGGGTCATCTGTAATTTTATGTTCTATTTCATAAACGTGTTCACAAAGTAAACACTTATAATCGTATCTAGGCATATCTCCCCAAGTAAGCTCTTACAAACTTAGTGTACTCTCTTTTTTGTCCAGATATAGTTTTGCCATCAAAAATATCGTGATGAAATTTACAAAAGATAGCAACATTACCTTCATCGTTCGAAATATTTCGATTCATGCCTCCCATTCCAATTCCAGTAATGTGTGCCATCTCCAACCATTGTGTAGTATCGCACTCGGGCCACTCACATCTATAGTTTGCTCGTTTTAATGCTTTTTCTCTAAGAGCTGATTTATTTATTTTTCCAGTACCTTCACGCTTTTTCTGACCCATACCGGATATACCAGAGTTTTTACTTCTTCTTTTTTTAAATTCTTCCCAAGTTTCATTTTCAGCATCCCAAGTTGTCATATTTGATACCAAGTATATTTTAAAGTAAGTTCTTCTCCTGATTGAATATCTTTAAAAGTTTCAAGATATACTTCTTCTTTTTTTAATACTGTTCTACAGTTAGGTTCATCTGAATGATTTACAAATCCTCCAAGTGGAGTTCTAATCCAACCATTCTCAAACCTCTCTGAAGCTACGTGAGATATTCCAAGATTAGTTCCTGCTGAAATAAATTCTTTTGCAAATAAACCTAATCCTTCTATTTCTGATTGTTTAATAGTTAAACTATTAGGTAATGGTCTGTACTGTTTCATAAAAATATATTAACAGAATTTGAAATTAGATACAGCTCTTCCTGAGAAGAGCCGATGATGGGAGGAGGTCGGTGTGGATGCCGACAATTTAACTTTAGCTCTTGGTACTTGAGAAAGTGGTATTTGAGGGTACCTTGATTAAAAATCTTTGGCTGTACCAATACATCAATGCAATTCTAATAGTATCTGGGTCGTCTTGCTTTGGAATATAAAATTCTTCAACTAACTGATTAGTTTTATAATATTCAACTAAGAAGTGTTCTTCGGTATCCCCTACTATTTTAAATCTGTTTTTGCTTGGAAAAATATAGTCTTTAATCATCGTAATTGTAACTATATCATAGGGGAGTGGTATTTAAAAAGAGAGTCCGCCTCACAGGACGGACTTGTCTCTTTCAGTACATACATACATAAACAACAAGGAGGCTATCTATGTAAAATAATTATTACACAATTTTGTTTTTATACAAAAATCCAATCAGGTTTTTCTTGTGCTGGTTTATCTTTGTAAAGAATTTGGAATATATTTGCAACTGCCATAGTATCTGCAACTGCGTCGTGTTCTAAATAATCTCCAAAACCAAATTCGTGATGTAAATGACTTAATGTATGACCTGAACATTCACTTCTACAGGTATCAAAACATTTTGTTGGGGAATTAAAGTATTCTTTAGACATATCTTTAGTGCATAACCACTCATTAGTAAACATTGGTTTGTTGTAATAATCTAAAGTATCCTCCATAACCTTTTTATCAAACTTAGCATTATGAGCTACAAATGTCTTTTTTCCTACTAAGCCTACTAATATTGGAAACAATTTATCAAAAGTTGGTGCATTTTCGCTATATTCTTTTTTTGGTGAAGCAAAAGACCATTCTAAATTAAAGTAAGCACTAGGGGGTTTGATGTAAGAGTGCGCAGATTCGAACTCTAAACCGTCATACCATACTAATCCTATCTGTACTGCGTCTTGTTTTGGTACATTTTTGTCGAAATAGTATCTTCCTGCTAAATCTCTACCTGTTGTTTCAAAGTCTATAAAGATAAAATCACTTAGATTCTGCATTTTTACGCCTTTCTCTACGAATAGCTCTGCGTTCTCTCTCTGATTTACCTCCCCAAATACCAAATCTTTCTTTGCGTTCGACCGCATATTCTAAACATTCGGATTGGACTTTGCATTCGCCACAAATCTTTTTAGCAATAACTGTTGAACTTCCTCGCTCTGGAAAGAAATCATCTTGATTAACTCCCTTACAGTTAGCATATTTATAAAAACTAGGTACTGCTAGTAAATCAGCTAGTTCTGTATGTAAATCCATATATAGATACTGTACTCGAACATTTGTTCGAAAAAAGGATTACAAAAAGGCTTATTAATATCATGGCGAATACGAAAATTAGGAAATTAGATGTAGGTTTGGGATGGGCAAGAAAAAACCAGAAGATATGTGC